TGCTCAAGCCATCGCCGAGATCGGGCCATCGGCGGACAGCGCAGCGAGAACGCTCACCCGCTTCCGCGACGCGCTCGAGCAGTCGGGTCTCCAGGCACTCACGGACTTCTTCTCCAGGGGGATCACTGACGCGAAGAACTTCGGCGATGCCGTGAAGCAGATGGCTGCAAGTGTGATCCAGAGCATCCGTCAGATCGCGAGCGAGATGCTCGCTGCCGAGATCATGAAGGGCGTCCGTAAGCTCTTTGGCGGTGGCGGCAGCATCGGCGGCAAGGCCGAAGGCGGGAAGATCCTCGCGGCGGGCGGCCAGGTTCGCAAGGCCCCGATCCGTCGGTTCTCCGCGGGCGGCTTCCTCAGCGGCCCGGGAACAGGGACAAGCGACAGCCTGGTCGCGCTGACAGAGAACGGCCGTCCTGTACGCTTCTCGGCCGGCGAGTTCGTCACGCGCGCTGCGATCGTGAACCAGCCGGGTGCTCTCGAGTTCCTCGAGACCTTCAACCGCTTCGGCATGGCGGCCATCAAGGATGCATCGTCTCGCGCGAGCGTCGCGAGCATGCCGCGTTTCGCAGAGGGCGGGCTGACCGCTCGCGCTTCTACCGGGAAGCCGTGGGAAGGCCGGCTGCAGCTGGGCCTCGACCGCGGACTCATCCTTGAGGCGCTCAAGAGCCCGGCCGGCCAGCGGGTCTTGATCGAGGTCGTCGGGCAGAACAGGCGCACGCTCCAGCGCGCCATCGGATAGGAGACCATGTTCGCGACGGGCACTGCAACCGACTTCGCCGACCTTCTCGATAAGCTCGATACATTCCTCACGGCGAAGGGCAGCGCGTTCGGCCTCGCCTATGCGGGAACGGGCGATGGCGTGCTGACCGACTACTCGGGCGGCGCGTCCTCGGTTGCAGAGACGTTCACCATCACGGCGACGTCAGCGACGTCCTTCACCGTCGTGGGATCCGTCTCCGGTTCGATCGGCACAGCCACGGCGGGAACACCGTTCGCGCACGCGAAGCTCGAGCTGCTCATTACGGCAGGTGGAACGGCGTTCGTCGCCGGCGACGTTTTTACTCTCTCGACGGCCCCCAAGTGGACGAGCAAGCGGCGAGCGCTCGGCTGCATAGTGCAGGCAACAGAAGGCAACGCGGGAACGAACGCAGCACAGAACCTCGTGGACGGGAAGACGCTCGAGGATGCGAACCGCCTCTGGGTCGTCAGCTCGCCGTGGACGAACCCGCAGGATATCGAGTTCACCTTCCGTGAATCCGAGACCATCGCCTCGTACCAGATGCTGCGCGGCGCCTCTGCCTATGCGGCAAAGACCTGGACGCTCGACTACTGGAACGGGAGCGCATGGGTCACGCTCAACTCGCAGAGCAACATCACCGACTGGGCCTCGAACGTCTTCAAGACCTTCACGATTGCATCCCCTGTCGCCGCGACCCGCTACCGCCTCCACATCACAGACTCGACGGGCGGCACTGGGCTCGTCACCCTGGGTGCAGTGAGGCTTCTCCGGGCGACGGGGGTCGACGCGTCCTTCGCCCAGGTCATGTGGCAGGCCCCCGGCAACGATGGCGACTCTGAGATCTTCTCGGGTGTCCACCTCTTCGAACGAGAAGACGCCGACTACTACGACTGGGAGGTCGCGTCGTTCGATGGTTTCACTGCAGACGCGTCCTTCCGCGGACAGCCGGGATTCCAGGGACAGCTCTTCGTTCCTCTCTGGGGTGATCCGATCCCCTACTGGTTCGTCGCGGACGGCCGGCGCTGCGTCGTGGTCGCGAAGATCAACGCGCAGTATGAAATGGCGTATCTAGGGTTGTTCGATCCTTACTTCTCGCCCGAGCAGTGGCCCTATCCGGTTGCGCTCGGAGGCACGCTCGCGCTCGGCGCGACCTGGCCACTATGGAACGACACGAAGTTCCGGTGGTCGTCCTTCTACGACCAGACGCATCGGGCCCCGACGCATTCGGACATCGGCATCTACGGGGCTGGTCTCTACTCTCACCAGCTCCGCGGCCGCCGTCTCGACGGCGCGTGGGATGGATTTGAAGGCTCCCGCAACGACGTGGTGAGCAGTGCGCCTGGGTCTGTGCACGTGATCTGGCCCTATCGCTGCGGGCTAAGCCTTCTCGATGTGAACCTCGATGGTTCCTTTGCGCTCTGGCCCGCCATGCTCTGCCACTCGGCTCCGAATACCTGGGGGCAGCTCTCGGGTGTCGCTTGCGTCACGGGACAGGATCTCGTCGCAGAAAGCCTCGTGAGGCGGGGCGCCGTCGACTGGCTCGTCGTTCAGAACATCAACCGCGGCGATCGCGACGACTTCCTCGCGGTCGCGCTGGACTGAGGACATGGCCGCATCCTACCAGTCGGGAACCTCAAGCTCGCCGACGAACCTGCTGCAGACGCTCGTCACATGGCTCGTCGCTCAGGGATGGACCCAGGATGCGAGTGCATCGGATGGAACGGGCTGGCGCGCGCATCTACACAAGAGCGGCCTCTACGTGAACCTGCGGGCGGCCGAGAACGAGAAGATCTGGGTGATCGAGGAGCCTCCCGGCGGCTGGCTGGATGCGACTGACGGGTACGGGATCGGCCTCTACCTCGGGGACGGATACTCCGGCGCGGCCGCCTGGCACAAGCAATCGGGGCGCCCGATGCTCACCGAGGGAACGACGATCGGATCCGGCATGAATCTGCCGTCGGGATCGGTCGCCGGCTATCACTTCTTCGACGACGGCCAGGACAATATCATCGTGGTCGTGGAACGCTCGCCCGGTCTCTTCTGTCACCTCGGGTGGGGCCCATCGATGGTGAAGACCGGCTTCACGGACGACTTCCCGTTCTTCTTCGCGAGCTCGAGCGCGAAGCGCGCAGCCTGGGAAGGCGGGCTCACGCAGACGCTCTCTGGGATCAACGCGACTGCTCGGGCACCACTCTGCCACGCAGACGTGGATTCCGCGGCCTACGGCGGCAACTACGGCGACATGGTGCACTCGACCGCCTTCGTCCGTGTAGACGCGGGGACGTTCACGGGCCGCTGGGTGGGCAACGGGAACCAGAACGTGAACGGAGGCATCGGCTACGGGTACACCGGCCGCTACATGCGCTGCGCGCTGAACCTGAGCGGGCAAGCCTGCTCGGATGGAGAGCTGCCCGGCTATCAATACCTCGCCGATCGAGTCCACCAGGTGGCCTTCGCCGGCGCGCTGATCCTTCCCATCCACTGCTTTGTTCTGACGGATCCTGGGGCACGCTGGGCGCCTCTAGGCTACGCACAGCACGTCTTCTGGTGTACCGGCGTGGATCACGGCTACGCGGCCGGGGAGATCTACCAGGTCGGCGGCCTCGATTACATGCTCTTCCCTGGGTTCGCCGTCCGGAAGGCCGCATGACATGCCGGCCGGCGTCCTGACCGCGGGCTGGGCCCTTCTCTCCTCGATCGGCTCGGGGGACCTCGATCCTGTCGCGATCCCAGCACCGACGGATCCGTGCTGGGAACTCGCACCCGAGGCATTCGGCGGATCTGAGGTCGAGGGTGGCACTCCGACGCCCGCGTGGGCCCTGGAGGCGGGCGTGGCAGCGGCCGGGCACGACCTTGCCGTCTTCGATCGCATGCACGTGATCCCGCGGCGCCGCGATCTCGGGGCGGTCCTCTCCGACCAGGAGATCGAGGTCGAGGTCTGGAACGCCTTCCGCACCCGCGCCCGGGTCCTGACCGCGATTCCTGTCACAGGGCCGGAGGGGATCGAGGTCGATGATCCGTTCGGTTTGCCGACACACTTCCCCGCCACGCAGAGCCACGTCTACGTCGTGCGCGCGCTGGCCGAAGGCGAGGCGCTGATTGACAACGTCGTCACCTGGGAGTTCACCAGCGTCGATCCGATCGGAACGAATATCAGACTCCTGGGCTTTCGGCTCCTGCCGTGGCCCTTCGAGGTCAATCTGGTCGAGCCGCTCGGTCTCCGGTACGGGTATCTGACCGACATTCGAGTCGCGCGAGACGGCACAGAGCAGCGCCGGCAGCTGCGCGCGGTCGCCCGCGGAGCCGTGCGATTCCTCTCGACGATGCTGGATGAGCGCGACGCACAGTATGCGCGCACGCTCCTGCAGGGAAACCAGGCGCGGCCGTGGGGCGTTCCTCTCTGGTGTTTCAACAGGCCGCTCACGGCAGACGTTTCGGCGGGAGCATTCGCGATTCCGGTGGACACCCGGTTCGTCCGTTTCTACGTCCCGGGCGCACTCGTCTTCCTCTGGCGCGATCCCTATCACTGGGAGGTGAAGACGATCGAGAGCGTCGCGGACGATGAGCTCATGGTCACGACAGTGCTGGGAAGCAGCTGGTCGGTAGCGGCAGGAACACGCGTGCTGCCGCTCGTCGTTGGACACCTCTCGCCGGAAGAACGCTTCGCCTGGCGGGCCCTAGCGATCGCGGAGAGCGGGCTCACATGGGACGTGCCGGCCTTCACCCCTTGAGGTTCTCGTGATCGAGTGGAACGGTTTTCCAGTGCTCGAGGTGATGCCGAACCGAACGGGATCGGTCGACGAGGAGATCTCGCGGCGGTTCGTTGCGCTCGATCAGGAGACCGGGAAACCCTGGCACGACTCTTACTGGGCTGCGCCGGCGCCGGCCCGCTCGTTCCTGTGGACCGCCTTCGGCCGCGAGGAGATCGACGAGCTGCTCGCGTTCTTGGATGCGGTCAAGGGCCAGGCGGTCCCGTTCTGGCTTCCGACCTGGCAGCGCGATCTCAGGCTCACGCTCGACGCCATCCAGAACGAGACGATCCTCACCGTCCGCTGGGTGCGGTTCACTCAGCTCGCCTTCCCCGACTCCGGTGCGCGCCGGCACCTTGCCGTTTACTCGGTCGACCAGGCGGCGAGCTATCACACGATCGCGGACGCCGACGATCCCGCGGACGGAGAGACTGAGAGCATCACGGTGAACCCCGCCGCGCCGCGCCTCTGGCCCGTCTCGAGCACGATCCTGAGTTTCCTCGCGCTCTGCCGACTGGACGAGGATGAGGTCGAGATCGCCTTTCCAACGACCGGCGTGTGTGAAGCGACGCTTCGCATCCGCGAGGTGCCCCAGGAGGCTCCACTGACATGACCTTCGACGCCGACGAGAAGGCCCGATCCACAGGCAAGCCGGTCGAGTGCTTCCGCTTTGCGACGGGGGCGCAGGTGTGGCTCTTCACCTCTGCGGACAGGGACATCACGCTCCCGGTGGGTGTCTTTCTGAAGGAGACGATCTCGAGTGGAGAGCAGTCGCACTCGCCGGAAGAGATCTCGGGCGACATTCAGATCCACCTTCCACGGACGAACCCGGTGGCGATACCCTTCATCGCCTACATGCCTCCCGAGGCCATGAATGTGATCCGGTACGAGGCGCATCGCGGCCACGAGAGCGAGTACATCGTCGCCTTCATCGGCACAGTGAGCGGCGTGCGCTTTGTTGGATCCGAGGCGATCCTAACCTGCTCGCCGATCGCGAAGACATTCGATCGACGGATCCCTGGACCCTGCTATCAGCTGCAGTGCAATCGCGCGCTCTACTCCGTTGGTTGCCGAGTGAGTCTGAGCGACTTCCGCGACATCGTGCAGGTCACGACGATCGAGGGTGACGACCTTGTCTCGAACGACTTCGCTCTGCAGCCGGACGGCTGGTATAACGGTGGTTTCGTCAAGAGGGCGAACAGCGAGGTTCGATTCGTCGTCGCACACATAGGGAATCGCGTGACGTTGATGAGCGCCTTTCAGACGCTCGCATCCCTCGAGGTCGTGGATATCTATGCCGGCTGTGATCGCCTCGAATCCACCTGCTCCACCAAGTTCAATAACCTGCTCCGCTTCCTCGGGTTTTCGCGCGTGCCCACGAGGAATCCGCACGAGGGGAGGATCGGCTGATGGCCTGGTGGGTAACTGCACTTTGGTGGGTCGGATCGCTGATCCTCGGAGAGCTTTTGCGGCCGAAGCCCAAGTTCGACAAGCCGCAGGCAAGCAGCCTCGGAGATTTCGATCTTCCGACGGCTTCTGAGGAGCGGAAGATCCCAGTCGTCTTCGGCACCTGCGAGGTCCAGGGGCCGAACGTGTTCTGGTACGGAGACCTCTCGACCACGGCGATCAAGCGGAAAGTGAAGACGGGATGGTTCTCGAGCGAGGACCAGACGATTGCCTGGAAGTACTACCTCGGCATCCAGTACGGCCTCTGCTGGGGTCCCGTTGACAAGATCCGCACCGTCCACTGGGACAAGCGTCAGCACAATCCAATGGGGGTGTTCCCTGTCGATGGTCCCGATCCGGTGACCGTCACCTTCGACGCTGAGGGCATGTTCGGCGGTGTCGAAAAGGAAGGCGGGATCTGGGGTCACATGCGCTTCTACTTCGGGACCGACGACCAACCCGCCGACACCTACCTCGAGGGCGTCATCGGAGAGTCTCTGCCTGCGTACCGCGGTCTCTGCTATGCGGTGGCCCAGCACATGTACTTGGGGACGTCGCCCTACTTGAAGCCCGTCAGCTTCATGGTCGTGCGTTGTCCCAACGGGTTAAACCTCCCAGACGGGAAACACAACATCGATGGAGACGCTAACCCGGCCTGCATCCTCTACGACGCCCTCACTAACGCAGACTGGGGACTCGGGATCAGCTCTGGCATGATCGACCTCGACGTCTTTCGCGCAGTCGGGGATGTCCTGCACGGCGAAGGTCTACACCTGAGTCTCATGATGGATGGCGGCCAGAACGCCCGCGATTTCGTCGAGGACGTCTGCCGGCACATCGATGGGATCGTGTTCACGGACACTGCGACCGGGCTCATCACCATCAAGCTCGCCCGTTTCGACTACGACCCCGAGACGCTGCCGGTCCTCGACGAGTCCTCGATCGAGAACTTCGAGATCGACAGGCCGAACTGGGACCAGACGCGAAATGTGGTGCGGGTGAAGTATCTCGAGCGCGGAGCCAACACCAGCCAGGGCCCATTCATCGAAGAACGTGTCGCGCAGGCCCAGGACCTCGCGAACATCCAGGCCCGGGGTGGCATCTTGGCCACCGAGGAGATTCAGTTCCTTGGAGCGGCGAAGCCGGCGCTCGCGCAGCGCCTTGCTGCGCGGTCGTTGAAGACGCTGAGCTTCCCCTTCCCTTCGGTGCGCTTCGATGCTGATCGCAGCGCGTGGGCCCTACGCCCCGGCGCAGTCGTGAAGATCAACTATGCCCCACTGGGGATCTCAGGGCTCGTCGTCCGTGTGACCCGCATCGGATCAGGAACCATCACCGATGGGAAGATCCGCATCGAAGGCGTGGAGGACGTCTTCGCAGTGTCGTGGACGGCCTATACGGCACCGCCGGCGAGCGGGTGGGAAGATCCGATGCAGCTCCCTGGTCCCCCTCTCGACTCTGCCTTGCACGCCTGTCCCTACGAGGCCGTGCGTCCGATCTATGAGCCCGCACGCCTTCCGCGCGGGATGACGTTCCTTGCGCGCATGCCCGGTGAGCTTCTCACGGGATACACGATCTATCGCTACCGCACCGAGGAGCTCAGTTGGACGCCGACGAGCTGCCTTTACCTCACGCCGCTCGGATACCTGGAGAGCATCCTCGCAGAGACGGGCACGACCTTCGTCGTGACGAACGGGGTGGACGTCGAGACGGTGCCATCGGTCTCCTACGAGGAGATGCTGGGTGGCGTGAGCCTGCTCGTGCTCGCGTCTGAGGAGGTTGGCGACCACGGGCACTGGAGCGAGATCGTTGCCTTCCAGATCATCACGGCTCTCGGCTCTGATCGTTTCCGGGTGAGTGCCGGCGTGCGGGGGTGCATCGACACCGTGCCGAGATCGTTCCCCGCTGGTACGAAGGTCTGGTTCATGAGCGCCGGCCACGGCCTGCGCGCGGCGGAGCGACCCCAAGACACCAGTGGCCCCGGAAGCGGGCTGACTATCATTGAGGTGAAGCTCGCACCATTCAACGACCTCGGTGAATACGAGGACTGGATGACGGAGCCGACCCATCAGCTCCTCGTCCGAAGCAAGGGGGGCAACCGCTACACCCAGCGTGAAGACGTGCCCTTCTGTCCGACGCACTTCAAGCTGAATGCCGTGGCCTATCCGGCGTCGATCTCGGGAGAGCTAACAGTCTCTTGGAAACACCGCAACCGGAACGGCACGTGGAACTACGGGGACTCTGGGGTCAGCGACGTCCCCGAGCCTGACACTTTCTACGTCGTGCAGGTGTACGGCGAGCTGGGGACGCTGGTCCACGAGGAGTTTCCGCTCACAGATGAGTCGTGGACCTACCTCCAGGCCGACGAGATTGCCGAGAGCGGGCTGGGGCGGCTGAACAACCAGCTGCGGGTCGTGCTCTTCACGTGGCGCGGGACCGAAGCGAACTATGCGAACCCGGGCAAGTTCGGCGAATGGTCCTGGCAGGAACACGACTGGACCGTGGCGAGGGTGTGAATCGATCTACTCAATAGGGATAGCTCAGATTTCCGTTGTCGAGGATGAGTGACTGGTCCTCGGCCTTGACGTCGAATGGAACGCTCCAGAGGAGATGTTCCTTGCCGAGCTTCGATGCCAGATGGAAGTAGTAATGGCCGAAGGGCAAATCCGCGACCACGGCGCTCCCGTCAAAACCGAGCACCAGTTCCTTCAGTAGATGCTGCTTTATGAACTCCTGCCCGGCAGCAACGCAGCCGTTTCTGAGCACTGCGTCATAGCCGCCAGTCCCGCGATACGGGTCCGCGGCCTCTCTGGTAAGATAGTCTCTGGATAGCAAGCAGGCATCTACATATGCATAGAGTGCGCTTGTGTGCTGCGTGTAGGTTTCGAAATGTTCGCGCTGAAAATCGTGCTCGAAACGTGACGGATCCGCGTCGGCCAACAATCGTGCATTCACGGTTGTCAGCGTGTCAACAATGTCACCCGATAGTATGTAGACAGACGCCCTCGCAAGAGGTTTGACGTCGCCGCTCTTCATCACAACACCCGCGCTCAGTCGCACCGTGCCCGTCCTCGCGGAAGATCCTGAAAGCACACTCCAAGTACTGTCAGAGTACAAGACAACCTGTCCGCCGCCGCTGTCGAGTCGTCTGATTTCGGTGCGTGGGCGGCTGGTGGCGTCAGCGCTTGTGGTCGATATCACGATCACCGCAGCGGCTACGCAGACATTCACGAAGACTCTCATAGGACCTCCACGATCGGATCTCAGATCTTGATCCCCGCCCACTTCACTTCCCCGCCATGAACCTCTCGATTGACGCTCTGACCTCCGGCAGTTGATCGAAGAGCCACTCGATCGCGCCGGAAAGGTCGGTTTTCTTCTGCAGTGAGAGGGCTCTAAGTTTCTCGTGCGTCTCAGTATCGATCCACGTAGACGTCCTCTTCACCGCCCTGGATCGCCTGGGCTTAAGGTCGGCCTCTGATTTGGCCGCCCGCTTCCGGTTCTGCATGTAATCCCCCAACGGGACGATCTTGCCATTGCCCACTTGGCTGTCCCTCCTCCTGCGCCACAAAGGTCTCAGCGATCAGGGCCGGGAGGCGTCGAGGGGGGCACCCCCCTGCATGCGAGAAAAGTCTAACCCCTTGCGAAAAAACCCTCAACAAGAAATTACATTTTACCGTTGACGAGAATATCTGGCATGTGCGAATCTGCGGCACATGCGAAGAGGTTCAACGACTACCTATCAGGCCGTCCCGAGCACTTTGGTTCGGATGAAGGCCCTCGCAAAGCGCGAGGGGAAAAAGCTTTATGCCGTTGTCAACGAAGCGTGCCTGGCCTACCTGGCTGAGAGGCGCCGCAGTTCGCAGCCCTCTGCATGCCAGCCGGGTGGGCCGGGCGTTCCTGAAACCGAGCAGCCCACAGACATCGAGGCAACGTCATGAATCGCTGCTGCAGCACTCGTGAACAACGCGGGGCCTGACGTCCTTGGCCGGCCGCCGCGCCACGGTGCAGGCGGCAGCGTCTAGAACGAGAGCGGCGGTCGCGCCACGGCTCCCCGCGGTGCCGTCGTGGGGTCG